GCAATCCCTATGAAACATTCAGAGAGTGGTATCAGAAGGATTATCAATCGTTTATTGAATATAATATTACAGACGTGGAATTGGTGGACAAACTCGAAGACAAAATGAAACTAATTGAACTGTGTTTAACTATGGCATATGATGCAAAAGTTAATTACACAGACGTACTCGGTTCGGTGAAGTATTGGGATATACTGATATATAATCATCTTCGTAAAAAGAATATTGTCATACCACAGAAAAAGAGTAACAAGAAAGCTGAAAAGTATGAGGGTGCATATGTGAAAGACCCACAGGTGGGTATGCATAATTGGGTTATGTCATTTGACTTGAACTCATTGTATCCACATCTTATTATGCAATATAATATTTCAACAGAAACACTTGTATCACAAAACAAAGTGCCTAATATGAAAGTAGATAAACTTCTAAACAAAGAGTTTGATTCGAGTGTTTTAGATAAGAGTCATACCATCACACCTAATGGTGCTTTGTTCAATACAAACACAAAGGGTTTTCTACCAGAGATTATGGAGAGTATGTATAATGACAGAGTGACATTTAAACGTAAAATGTTGGAGGCTAAACAGGAATATGAAAACACAAAAGACAAAAGATTACTCAAGGATATTGCAAAATACAACAATATCCAAATGGCTAAAAAGATTTCACTTAATTCTGCTTATGGTGCAATCGGTAATGCATACTTTAGGTACTATGACCTACTTGTTGCTGAAGCGATTACTACTAGTGGTCAGTTATCTATTCGTTGGATTGAGCGTGCTCTTAACAAATATCTTAATGATTTGTTGGGAACGGACAAACATGACTATGTGCTTGCTTCGGATACAGATTCGGTTTACATTACATTTGATGGACTTGTTAATAAAGTGTTTAAAGGAGAACGAGATACTACAAAAATCATCAACTTCTTGGACACAATTGCTACAGATAAGATTGAACCTTTTATTGATAAGAGTTATCAGGAGCTTGCTGGGTACGTCAACGCCTACTCAAACAAAATGAGTATGAAACGTGAGGTGATTGCGAACAAGGGTATCTGGACTGCGAAGAAAAGATACATTCTCAATGCATTTGATGTAGAGGGTGTACGATACAAAGAACCACAACTAAAAATCATGGGTATTGAAGCAGTCAAATCATCAACACCAGCTCCATGTAGACAGAAGATTAAAGATGCACTAAAAATAATTATGTCTGGTGATGAGAAAATGCTAAATACATTCATACAAGAGTTTCGTGAGGAGTTTATGAAGTTGCCAGTAGAAGAGATTGCATATCCAAGAAGTGTGAATGGTATCAAGAAGTTCACATCATCTAATGGACTGTTTGCAAAGGGTGCTCCCATACATTGTAAGGGTGCGATACTTTACAATCATCTTGTTAGACAGAAAAAACTATCTCACAAATACGAAGTAATACAAGAGGGTGATAAGATTAAGTTTCTACATCTCAAAGAACCCAACATCTATACATCTACAGCCATATCTTTTATGACTAAATTACCAAAAGAACTTGACTTTGAGTCCATAATAGACTATAATATACAGTTCACCAAGAGTTTTGTTGAACCACTAAAGTTTATTACAACCAAAATCTTGTGGAGGATAGACGACAGTTATGGCACACAAGGAACACTAGAGGATTTCTTTACATGATACTTGAAAAACAAGATGCTATATATGCAGCCACAAAGTTAATGAAGTACTTCAAAGACTTTCATAGGATTGACGATTACTTTCGTGCAAGGAAGATTGAGAGGGTCAAGAATATCCCAGTTGGTCTACCAGGCATGAGTATAGAAGACGATTTGTTTCAAGACTTTGATATGCACCCAGAGGATATGAATTTTCAGGTTGCACAGATACCAACAAAAGTATTTGATACACTACTTGAGAAGACTGCATCATTCAGTCCAGATGAGAACCCAGGCAAAACATTAAAGGTTGTTGTGAAAGAAACCACCACGAATACAATTGTAGGTTTCATTCGTTATGGTTCGCCATTGATTAACTCTAAACCAAGAAATGATTATCTTGGTCAAGTTCCAGATTTAGACATATTCAATAAACGTGCAATCATGGGTTTTAATATTGTGCCTGCACAACCATTTGGATTTAATTGTCTAGGTGGTAAATTACTTGCAGCCATATGTTGTTCTCACGCAACTAGAAGAATGTTAAACAAGAAATACGATACAGAGTTTTGTTTGTTTGAAACTACAAGTTTATATGGTAATATCAAGGGTGCAAGTATGTATGATGGTATGCGTCCTTACTTGAGATACAAAGGAGATACACAATCAAAGTTTCTACTTACACTAGGTGAGGATATCTACTTTAAGATGCGTGATTGGTTTGAAGATAAGAATGGTGGAGAACCTTTGATAAGACAAGGTGTGTCTAGTCGTAAGTTAAAATATCAAACTAAAATGATAGGTGTAATCAAATCATCTCTCAAAGATTTTGATACAAAGGCCTATGAGTTGTTTAGTAAAGAGATTGCAAAGGCTGGTGATGTCACTACGCAGAAGAGATTTTATATGTCGGAGTATGGATATTCAAATGCAAGAGATGTATTATTAGGTAAAACAAATACATTGACAAAAGCAGAAAACTTTGATAGGTTTGAACTTGAAGGTGTAATAAAATGGTGGAAGAAACTCGCAACCAAAAGATATAACAATATATCTAAAGATGGTAGATTGCGTAGAGAACTAGAAGTATTTAATAAAGACACTATGGATAAAATTGATATTATAAGATGAATATAACTATTGCAAGAATAAGAAGTAATGTAACATATACAGGCCCACTAGAAACTGTTCTTGATAGTTTCTTTGAGAACTATGTAAAGTGGAGAGATAACAATCCACAACATAAGTATGATACTTACAATGTGTCGTTTGGAAACGGTAGACCTAAAAGAACACCAGAAACAATTAAGTGGGCTGATGTTATTGTTATACCTAGTGATTCGGAGTTCAGATATCATGGAGAACTTCAGATGAACCCTAAAGACCTTGCAAAGTCTGAAAGTCATATGGAACAGATAAGACCATACTTTGAAGGTAAGACTGTTATTATGTTTAGAAGTGATAGAGGTGATACAGAAGAACTATATCGCAATAAAACACTTAAAGGTGTAAATCTTAAATCATTTCATACGATTGATGAGTGTGAACCAGAATGGATAAACATACATGGAATGAAATATCACTTTATACAAAAACTACAGAGTACAATACTTGAACCTGCTGATAAAACAATATCATTGGCCTACTGGGGAAAAATGAAACCCAGTGAAAAGAATGAAAGAGAAAAAACTATTAGACAAATCTATAGGGATAAAGACATATCAACTATGTTAATAGGTGGATTTCCTAGTGGAGTAATTAGAAATAGTAAATGGATTAAAGATTGGAATAAGTTTTATCACATGATAGAGCCTGCAAGGTCTACTTTATGTTTTAATTGGAAAGACCCAACTGCAACTACATCAAGGTATCCTGAGGCATTATCAGTAGGTATTATTCCATTTGTTTGGAAAGACTATGATATTAATAACACATACAATATTGATGATTTTCAAAGAGTACAATCCTTTGAGGAGTTAAAAGAAAAGATAATACAACTAGAAGACAAAGATTTCTTTAACAGTAAGTTAGAGGAATACAGAAATAACTATAATAAAGTATTGTTAAGTGAAAAAAAATACTTTGAACTTTTTTCAAATAAAATGAATTTTTCACTTGACAGATGAAGAATAAATCTATATTATAGTAATAACACTAATTAAAGTGTTATAAATAAGAGTGGGTTTTTTACGAACCCAAAAAACATTAATAATAGTCCGTTAAGGACAGAGGAGATTAATATGCTAGAAGATATGAATATTATAGCACGAGCAGAAGAACATAATGATAATTTATTAAATGATGATAGAAAAATTGATTTTTCATTATACCTTAAAAACATTCACGAAACAAAAATCATTTCAATAGAAGGCAATTTAAGAG